CGACAGGCCAAATCGGGAGCATGGTGGGAAGACTATGGACACAGAGCACTCGCAAACAACAGTGCCAATTATCACTCCAAACCTGACACAGGAACATTCCTTAGAGAGTGGGCATCCCTATACGAATCGAAGTCTGGAGAACGTGGGATCTACTCATCTTTTAATGCAAGAAAACAAGTCGAAAGAAACGGAGACAGAAGGGAACCTAGAGATGACTTCGGGACGAATCCATGTTCTGAAATAATACTTCGGCCCAGAGAGTTCTGTAATCTGTCAGAGGTAGTCATTAGAAGCAGTGATGACGTTAAAGATCTCAAGTATAAAGTTAAGTTAGCAACTATACTTGGCACGTGGCAAAGCACCCTTACTAATTTCAGGTATCTCCCTAAAAAATGGAAAGAAAATTGTGAAGAAGAAAGACTCCTTGGTGTATCCCTTACTGGTATTATGGATAACAAAATTACCAACGGTACTTTCCACAAAAAAGAAGCACTTGGGGAAATCCTTGAGGAACTTAAACGACACGCTGTACACACGAATAAAGTGTGGGCTGAAAAACTTAACATCCCTCAGTCATCTGCTATTAGTTGTGTTAAACCCAGTGGTACTGTTTCACAGCTTTGCGATTCTGCTTCTGGGATTCACACTAGGCATAGTAATTATTATATACGTACTGTGCGAGGGGATAACAAAGATCCTATCACCCAAATGATGAAGGACCAAGGTGTACCTCATGAACCAGATGTAATGAAGGAAGACAGTACTTCTGTGTTCTCGTTTCCTATTCAGTCACCTGAAGGATCAATGGTGAGAGATAGTCTTAGTGCAGTAGAGCAACTGGAAATCTGGAAGATATACCAGGATCACTGGTGTGAACATAAACCTTCTGTGACCATATCAGTCAAGGAAGACGAGTGGATTGAAGTAGGTAATTGGGTAAACAGCAACTTCGATGACATAAGTGGGATATCATTCCTTCCTTATTCTGACCATGTATACAAGCAAGCACCTTATCAAGATTGTTCTAAAGAAGAGTACAAAGAACTAAGGGATAAAATGCCAGAAATAGATTGGAGTAAGCTTAAAGATTATGAAAAAGAGGACTACACAGTAGCATCTCAAGAGCTTGCTTGCACAGGTAACACATGCGAAGTGGTATGAAAGGGCCATTATTAACCAATGGTTGGTCAATATAATATTACAGAAGAACTTATAACTAAACTTCAAGAATTATTCCCTGACAAATTGCCAAGACATGACATTCCTTTGGATCAGTTACGGTTGTTACAGGGACAACAACAAGTAGTAGATATGATTATAAAACTATTTGAAGAATCCTTTGAACAGGATGCTGAGAGAAAGGAGTATGTCAATGTGTGATTTAGGTACATTAGCAAAAGCTGGAAAGGAAGTAGGAGAAGATTTAAGTAAGAGTAGTGTAGGTGAAATGTATGACGAAAGTTTTTCAGGAACTAATTGGCAAAATAGATTAGGAGGACAGTTTGATGAATCATTAGGAGGGTCCAACTGGCAGAATAGATTTGGCGGTCAGTATGATGACTCCTGGGGAGGAGGTAACTGGATGGATAGACTAGGTTTAGGCGAGTTTAAAGATGGTATGGGTGGACAGGATAATTCCAACCAGGGAAAAACTAATGAAATAAATGCACTTAAACAGGTCACTACAGGTGCAGGTTTTGGAGGAAGTAAAGCTGCTAAGTTTAGCACTAATAAGAAAAATGCAGTAGGTAAGAAATCATTGGTTATTAAGAAACCTTCATCGTATAGGGGGGGTTAATGTGTGCTGGATTTGGAGGTGGCGGAGGAGGTAGTGATCCTGTCACCACAGTTGTTAATACTGTTAGTGATAATACTCCCACTGTTAAGGTAGAACCACCACCCCCTATTAAAATAAATCCACAGGATGCTGTTGATACAATTAGTGATGTAACACCAGACATTAAAATTACTGATACAAGTATTGGAGATATAGCTGAACAAGTAATTACTGTTCCAGAAGTACTTAATAAAGTGGATGAAATTGGAGGTGCTACTGGAGAGTTTGTTAAAGGTGGAGTTAAAGACGTACTTACAGCAGGTGAATCAGTTACAGATGCAATAGGAGAAGTTACAGAAGGAAGTGATGTAGACACGTTTCTCGAAGACAGTAAAGACATGGGTGATCTCATGCTAGATACTGTCATTACTATTGCTACAGGTGAAGACCACGGAAAAGTCAAAGAATTAAAAGAAGAAGGACAAAAAACTCAAGAATCCTATCAAGATCTAGCTGATGATTTTCAAACAGGTTTAGACAATATACAGGACGTTACTACAGACACTGTTGGTACTACAAACGAAGTACTCACTGACATTGGAACTAATGTAGCAGAGCAGTTCAGTGAAGCAATGGGTCTTACTGATGAAACTGAAGGCGGTGCAGTTACAGAAGAAACACGTGGCGGTGATGTAGAACGTGATGACTTAATGCTCACTCTTGGTAAAAAGAAAAGTGAATTAAAAGCACAAAAGAAAAAAGGTAAAAAAGGTCTAAGAATTGACTATGGTGTAAGTGTTCCTGGTATGGGTAAATCAGGAATCGCAGCATAAAAAAGGAATAAATGGTAGAAACAATTACACTTAACACAGATCCAGAACAGTATACTGGCAGTGTTCAAGGTAAGTATGAAAACTATGCAAGTGATAGATATACTTTTCTAGCAAGAGCTAGAGAAGCAGCAGCTATAACCATACCGTCTTTACTACCCAAAGAAGGACATACTGGTTCAAGTATATTACCCACTCCTTTTCAGTCGGTAGGTGCAAGAGGTGTAAATAACCTTGCAAGCAAACTGCTTCTCTCCCTTTTACCTCCCAATGCTCCGTTCTTTCGTCTAATCATTGACGATGCAGAACTGGAACAAATGGTCGAATCTCAGAAAGGTGCAGTAGAAGAAGCACTATCTAAGATTGAACGAATGGTTATGCAAGAGATTGAGGTACGTGCCATTCGTGTCCCAGTGTTTGAAGCACTGAAACAACTGATTGTCGCAGGTAACGTCCTCCTTTACATTCCTGAAAAGGATGACCCACGGATCTTTAAACTAGATAGATACGTGTGTAAGCGAGATGTGATGGGCAACGTCTTGGAGATCATTACTAAGGAATCAGTATCACCTCTTTCACTTCCTGAGAAAGCAAAAGCACTTGTCGTAGATGACAGTGTTCCAATGCAGTCAGTAGATCTTTACACCTGTGTCAAGTGGGACAGTAACAAGTGGATTGTCCACCAAGAACTAGGCGGTGAAGAAGTACCAGGAAGCAGAGGTACATTTAAGAAAGGTAAGTGTCCATTCATACCACTTAGATTCACTCACATTGACTCTGAGGATTATGGAAGAGGATACGTGGAGGAGTATATCGGAGACTTAAAGAGTCTTGAATCACTTACTCAGTCCATCGTAGAAGGCAGTGCTGCTGCTGCCAAGGTGCTTTTCCTTGTTCGTCCTAATGGGACCACAAGGTTAAAATCATTAGCAGACAGTCCCAATGGTGCAATCGTGATGGGAGATGCTAATGATGTCAGCACACTTCAATTACAGAAGTTCAATGACTTTCGTGTAGCACAGGAAACAATTAGGACTCTCACAGAAAGACTGTCCTATGCGTTCCTCAATAACTCTGCGATAAGAAGAGATGCAGAACGTGTCACCGCAGAAGAAATACGAAGGGCATATCAAGAACTCGAAACTGCACTAGGAGGAGTTTACTCCATCCTAAGTCAAGAGTTTCAACTACCATTAGTGTCAATCCTCATGAGCAGGATGCAAAGGGAGAAGAAACTGCCTAAGTTCCCTGACGAATCATTGAAACCTATGATCGTTACTGGTGTTGAGGCATTGGGAAGAGGACAGGATCTCAATGAACTCGCAGGATTCTTACAGTATCTACAACCTTTGGGTCCAGAAGTGGTACAGCAGGAGATTAATATTCCTGAGTACATAGATAGATTAGGTGCATCTTTAGGAATTGACACAGAAGGACTTCTAAAGACAGAAGAACAGAAACAGCAGGAGATGCAAGCACAACAACAGCAACAGCAACAGATGATGTTGCAACAAACTCTGGCGAAGGCTGGAGAACGAGCAGCACCTGAAGTTGTTAAAGCAATGAAAGAAGGTCAAATGATGCAACAGCAACAAGCAGAAGGACAATAATGGTAGACGTAGTACAAACGCATGAAGCACCTCCACCTGAGAGTCAAGAGCATGTTCAGGAGATGATAGAGAAAGCAGAGAATGCTAATAGTGTTCAAGCTAATGATCCTGACCGTCCTAATTGGCTTCCAGAAAAGTTTAACAGTCCAGAGGATTTAGCACAGGCTTATGGTCAGCTTGAAAAGGAATTCCATTCAAGACAGTCTCAAGCACCAGAGCAATCCAATCAGGAAGCACCTCAGTCAGAAGTTCAAGAACAGCAAGCCACTCAGGATGAAGCTAGAAATTTCATTGAAGATAAAGGACTTAGTTTCGATAAGTACTACCAGGAATATAACAATGAAGGTGGACTTACTAGAAACTCATACAATGAACTTGCTAAATCTGGTATTCCAAAAGAAATGGTAGATAGCTGGATTGAAGGACAACAAGCACTTCAAGAACGATTTGTTGAGAGTGCATATAACGAAGTAGGCGGTCAAGAAAACTTCAAGAACATGGTAGAATGGGCAACGAATAATTTGCCTTCCAATGAAGTTGATGCTTTCAACCGTGCTATGGACAGTTCAAACCCCTCTGACTCCATGTTTGCAATTAAGAATCTTAATGCACGTTACATGGCAGAGAATTCTCAACCTAACCTCATAAAAGGTGATACAGGGACACCTAGTACTGGAAGATTTAATTCACTCGCTGAACTAAGGAGTGCTATGTCAGATCCAAAGTACGCAGAAGACCCTGCTTTTCGTGATCAAGTTACACAAAAACTTGCACGATCTAATATTATGTGACCTATAAAAACAAATACTAACGGAGTAGATTTTAGCCCTTTGAGGAGGACAACTCTAATTGAAACTTAGGATAGTTATACAGGCACAATTAAACCCCTATAGCTAAACTAAGGAAATATGGCTACATATACAGGCACTAATCCAGTATCTGCTAATCCTACTAATTATGTAGGACATAGATCTGGTCAAAAGAATGCCACAGGTAGTTCAAGAGAACTATTTTTAAAATTGTACGCAGGTGAGGTCATGACTGCCTTCCAGACGAAGAATATCATGATGAATTACACTCGTACAAGGACTATCTCGAAAGGGAAGTCAGCACAGTTTATTATGACAGGTAAGTACCGTGATGCTGCCTATCATACCCCAGGAGCAGAGATTGCACCTGTCGCAAACGCAAAGAATTCTGAGCGTGTCGTGTCAGTAGACGATCTCTTAATTAATGCTCAGTTCATCCCCAATATTGATGAGGCGATGCAACATTATGATGTCAGATCCATCTATACTCAAGAAGCTGGATATGGACTAAGTAAAGTTGCAGACCAGAACATTCTAAGGATGGCTGTAAAAGCAGCATTAACTACAAATAAGCAACGTGCATCTAAGTTAGTTCAAGACTATGCATCTTGGGATGACGAAGATTTCACAGCAAACGTAGAGTATGCAGATAATTTAGCTAAGTCGAAGAAAAATGCCTTCATGGTAGAAGGCTTGATTGAAGCTAAACGCATCCTCGAAATGGCAGGAGCACCTTTAGAAGATCTTGTCTGTATTATGGCAACCGATCAGTACTACAGGTTGTTCATGACTCAGCAAAACAGTGAAGCTATTTCCAATTTAATTGCTTGGAATCGTGACATTGGTGGAACTGGGTCTATCAATAATCTTGATCTTCCTACTATCGCAGGAATTCCAGTTGTAAGAACTCCACATTTGGGAACTTATGCAGTTGGAGCTTCTGGAGCATGGACTGATTCACTGTGGAGCACTGGAACAACTACTGGTCCTCAACCTTTAGGATCAGACCATTCCAACCGTGCTGCTCAGTACGACATCCCTGCTGCTTACAGCGGTGATGGAACTGACAGTCAAATCGGTGCTGCTGGTGGTCTTGATGCATCAGGTTCTAATAATGTTAACCTACGTACTGAAGCTGAAAAGGTACGTGCGATTGTTATGCATAAAGATGCAGTTGCAACCGTTAAACTGTTGGATCTCAGTGTTGAATCTGAGTATCAAATCCAACGACAAGGTACGTTGATCGTGAGCAAATATGCGATGGGTCATAACGTACTCAGACCTGCTATGGCTGTAGCGTTACACGCACCAAAGTCTTAATAGCAGTTTAAGGCATCAAGTGTTCGGGCTTGCTCTGCCTTTTTTCTTTTTTTAAGGGAGGGTAACTCTGTAGCTCCACCCACCTCCCACACACCTCTCGCTACAGAGTCCCTCCTTTCCCAACACATTAAAACTAACTATGAGTGTAACCACACCTACTACTGAACTAGATGCTGTCAATGTCATGCTGACCAGCATTGGAGAGAGTCCAGTGAACACACTGGGATCTGGTCTTCAAGAAGCTGAAATAGCTGAAGTGGTCCTTGATAATGTAAGCAGGGATGTACAGTCAGCAGGTTGGCATTTCAACACAGAAATAAGATACACATTAAATCGTAATGTAGTTAACGAAATAAACCTACCTGTTAATGTCATAAAAGTAGATAAAACTTCACTTCTAAGAGACTACGAACTTGATGTAGTAGAAAGAGGTAGAAAACTGTATGACCGCATTGGTAATACCTACACATTTGATAAAGATATAGAAGTTAATATGGTGGTTTTACTGTCATTTGATGAACTGCCAGAAGTAGCACGTAGATACATAACACTACGAGCAGCTAGAACCTTCCAACAACGTATACTTGGTAATGATACTTTGTCACAAATGTTGGCAATGGATGAACAGCAAGCGTTCCTTTCTTTACGTGAAGCTGAAGCAGAAGTTTCTGATTATAACATCTTTGATAACTATGATACTTACCGTGCTTTAGATAGAAACATTAAATCTGCTACTCATACAAATGATAGTATAGCAATACAACAATTCCCAAGTTAAACTATGGCATTAGTATCCAGTACGATTCCTAATCTTATTAATGGAGTTTCACAGCAACCTCCTGAGATTAGATTACCATCGCAGTGTGAAGTACAAGAGAATGGTATTTCTTCTGTGGTCAATGGCCTGGAAAAACGTCCTGGTACTGAACATGTTAAGAAGTTAGATGTAGCGAGTATTAGTGGTGCTTTTATACACACTATACAGAGAGATGAGGATGAGTCCTACACGTTAGTTGTAGGGGCCGATAGTAGTAACAATGAGTTTATGAAGATCTATGACAGATCTGGTAACTCTATGCCTATTAAAACAGGCAGTAAATCAGTAGCTATATCATCTTTAGTTGTTTCTTCTAATGTAGTGACAGTAACTACAGAATCAAATCATGGTTTAAATACTGGTGATAGTATTACTATAAGTGGAGCTACTGATTCTGATTTTAATGCTACACATACTAATGTAACTAAAACTAACGCTACAGTTTATACTTTTGCTCTTACTAAATCAGATACTACAGAGTCAAACAGTCCTGCCACACAGTTAAGATATACTGATGTCACTTCATCTGATCTCTCATACTTTGACGCTCTTACTAACCACTCAGAAAACATTGTTGCAACTACAGTAGCAGATAATACATTTATTATTAACAGACAAAAAACAGTAGCTGAAGCAACCAGTTCTGCTAACACTTCTGGTGAAGGAAGTTCTAATGTAACTTCACCTTCTGGATCTGATGATCTTGATACAGCATCAGGGTATTTATACGAGGGTTTAATTTACGTTAAACAAGGTGATTATTCTAGTAAGTATGTAGTAAGTATTAAGAATACTGAGATAGGTTCTGCTGTCAGTGATGTTGATATAAATACAATCACAATTCCTGACAATACAGTTACTTCACCTGTTGCAACTTTTGCAACTGCAAGTGCTCATGGTTTACTTGCAGGAGATTTAGTTACAATAAGTGGCTGTACTGAAACTAAATATAACGGTACTTTTACAATACAGACTAAAGACAGTGATACACAATTTAAAATACAGAGTACAACATTTAACAGTGCTCAAGATGAATCTGCTAGTACACCTGCTATTATAAATAAAACACAGTTAGCAAATAACACTGTCTATAAAGTAGCCTACCAATCTCCTTCTAATACTCCTGCACAAAATCAAGAGTACATTGGTACAAGTAAGATAGCAGACATACTTACTAATGGTGAGACTGCAAGTGGAACTAATGCATGGGGAGTATTTGAATATGCTTCTGATGATGTTGGAGGACCAGATAACACTAAACTAGGTTTCGGTGGAAGGCTACCTACAGATGCTGAAGATGAAGACGGTAATACTGACTCTAGGTACAAAGTAAGCCTAGACAATATACACCAAATATCTAACAAAGATTATAAGTTTACTCGCAGTGGCAGTGTCATTCACGTTCAATCAAAAGTAAAGTTCCAGGTAGAGGTAGAAGATTCACACGGTAACAGAGACATATTCTCATTCACACCAGACTTTGAAAACGATGGTATTCCAGAAGCTACAAAGTTTACAGACCTTCCTGCTGCTAACTCTCCTGATGATTTTGTCATTCGTATCATTGGGGATAATACTCGTCAACAAGATGACTACTACGTTAAGTTCAATGCGGATGGAAGTAACTGGAAAGAAAGTGTAAAACCTGGACTTAATATCCACTTTGACATGACCACAATGCCTCACAGATTAGTGAGGATATTTGATGATGCTAACATTGTATCAGGGACAAATCCACTTGGTATTACATTTATTTATGAGCCTATACAAGAAGCTACAATTTCTAAAAATGTTGGTGGAGTATCTACAGAGTTCACCAGACAGGGTTGGAGATCTCGTAAGGTTGGTGACAATACTACTAACCCTTTTCCTACTTTTCTAGGTAACACAATCAACGACATTTTCTTTCACAGAAACAGGTTAGGATTTCTTAGTGATGAGAATGTAATCTTTAGTGAAGCAGGTAACTACTACAACTTTTTTGCAACTACTGCACTTACTTCAATAGATAGTAATCCTATTGACGTTGCAGTGTCCAATAACCAAGTGTCAATCCTACGACACGCAGTACCATTTAACGAAGCACTTCTACTCTTCTCAGAACTCCAACAATTTAAGGTAACTGCTGGTGATGCTCTTACTCCTACTTCTGTTTCTATTGATGTCTCTACACAATTTGAATCGTCATCAAGAGCTAAACCCACCCCTGCTGGTAAATACGTATTCTTTCCATTCAAGCGTGGTAGTTTTTCAGGCATACGTGAGTACTTCATTGACTTCACCAACGAGGTTAACGATGCGACAGAAGTAACAGCACACGTTCCTCAGTACATCCCAGGAGATGTAACTAAGTTAGCATCCTCAAGTAACGAGGATATGTTGGTGTGTCTTAGTAGTGATGAAACTAAGAACATGTATGTGTACAAGTACTACTGGCAAGGCAATGAGAAGTTGATGTCATCGTGGTCTGTATGGAAGTTTGATGCAGACATATTGGACTGTGAGTTCTTAGGATCAAAACTGTACATATTATTTGAGAGAACTGATGGTGTATACCTGGAAACACTTAACCTTTCCACCGATACTTCTGTCGGTGTCATGGAAGATAAAACTCCAGTACTACTTGATAGAAGAGTTAAGTTATCACAGGCTACTGCATCACAGGACACTATAGCAGAAATACCTTACTACAGTAGTTCATCACCTCATCTTCCTAGCAACATAGTTTACGTTACTGACAATGCTAGAAAGATAGCAGAAGCAGATGTTAATGCATACGTAGCTGCTGATGCAAGTAATGTGGTGTATGCAGGTATTCCGTTTACATTTAAGTATGAGTTTTCAAAGTTTACCTATAAGCAAAATGAAGTACCTATACAGACTGCAAAACTACAACTGCGAAACCTTAACCTACTGTATAACGATAGTGGGTATTTTGTATTTAATGTTGACCTAGCACCCTACAATTTACTTGTCAACGCTGGTAGCAACCAGACCCAAACTATTACCCCTAGAAAACAATACCAAAAGATTTTCAATGGATTCATTACCAATGTTTCTTCCGTTGACAAATACACCCTACTTTCAGGAACTTTTAAGGGGTCCATCTTTTCCAATGCATCTAACTGTAAGGTATCACTCACCAACGATGAGTACTTGCCTTGTGCCTTCCAAAGTGCTGAATGGGAAGGATTCTTACACCTTAGATCACAACGAGTATGAGCTATCGGGAGTATTCTCGTCCCTATAAAGAATGGCATGGTACTGAGTTAGCAGAAAACATGAGACAAGTAGACATAGATGAGGTCTACGCATCTTCAGGACACACACCACTTCAATCAATTCAATCTTCAGTGGAAATGTCTGATGAGAACTTTACTTTTCTCTATGAGAGTAAAGTCTTAGCCATTGCAGGAATACGAGAAGTAAATGAAAACTCAGCAGTCCCTTGGATGCTGTGTAGTAATGCTATAGAGGACTTTAAAAAGGACTATAAGAAGACTTTTTACAAGTGTACTAGGCAATGGGTAGACGATATGAATGAACGCTATCAGATGCTGTTTAACTACGTTGATGCACGTAACGAAGTCACGATTAGGTGGCTCAAGCATTTGAAGTTCGAGTTTCCAAAACTAATCGAAGACTACGGTTTCGAGAAAATTCCATTTTACCTATTTATGAGAGTAAGACATGTGTAGTGCAGCAGGAGCAGTTGCAGGGGGTCAAATGGCTATTGGTTTGTTAGGTTCATACCTTGCCTACCAACAGCAAAAGCAAGCTACTGAAGAAGCAAACAGACAGAAAGACATTAGGGATGGTTTCCTTAAAGAGAAACTACTGTTTGAATATGGTATGGGTGCTCAAAATGTTGCTGATATAAACAAACAGATGCAACAGGTTGAAGACATTGAATCTCAGAGTTTACAACAGGCAGAACTGGATGCGATACGAGCAGAAGGTAAAATGGCTGTAGCAGAACTAGCAGAAGGACAGTCTACTGAATTACTTAAAGGACAAATGGTAAGAGAGTCGCTTAATGTACAAGATACTATTAAGGAGAATGCAGGAATAGATAAGGTTAATCTTAATTACCAGTTAAGGGATGTAGCTACAGGATTAAATCTAAGAAGAATGGATACTATTAATGCCATTAATTCTACATCTTACCAAAGTGCTCCTAATCAAGCATTGTTTATGTTACAGGGATTAGGAAGTGTAGCAAGTTCTGCACAGACTTATTACTCAATGCCTGATTCAGCAAAAGAAAGATGGGAATGGACTAAGTGGAACAGTAGCAGTAGTAGTAAAAGCACGAAAAAAACTAAAGGAATAGGTACTTCTAGTTATTACAATCAATTAGATAATTATAACATGGCGGTAGGTTAATGGCTGAAAGAGAACGATTCGCAACTAGGAGACTACAGCCTGGAAATAACATGAGGTTTAGTCCTAGCATACCACAGCAACAAGGTGATACTGCTAGGCTTAATCAAATGGAAGCTATGGCAAACCAGTTGCTACAGTTTAGTGACAGTTTTGCTGGTGCTTTTAAAGCAAAGTTTCAATACGATGATAGGGAAGCAGAACGTCAAAGAAAAATAGATGAACAAGTAAAAAAAGAGTTTACTACAGAACAAGAGTTACTAGGTAGAACTGAGAGAAGAAGGAACAATCTACTTAGACCAGAACAAAGAAAGATCATTTTATCTCCTGAAGCACAAAGGGGATGGATGCTTCAAGACTTTGAGATTAAGAGGGACAACAGAAACAAGTACCTCAATACACATGCCAAAACAATGGCAACGAGCATTTTCAATGCTTACAATCTCAATGTCAAAGCAGGTAAAATAAAGAACACTACTCTTGAAAAGTTTGCTGCAAATTACATTGAATTAAGAAGGTCATCATTTATAGATAATGACTTTTCTTACATGACACAGAAAGAGGGTGAAGACCCTATTTATACTGTCACTAGAGAAGCACAAGAAGTACTTGATAAGAAGGGTTTAGATTTTACTAAGGTATATGAAGAAGTAGCAAATCTTTCTGTTCAACAGACAGAAACAATTAACCGTTCAATTCTACAAAGACAGGTACAGACAATAGTTAGAGGTACTACCCCTCCTGCTACCTACAAAGAGTTAAAAAGACGGATATTTCAGGCACAAATAAACACTGACGAAGGTGCTTATTTTACAGAAGCACAGGTTATTAATGAGTACATTAGGGATATAAAAGAACAACTAAAGTTTGCTAAGAGATCAGATGATCCTGTGTTTAGTAGTCTTGATTTTCTTGATACTGATGATGAAGGTGTAAGTTTAAGTAATAATGGCTACCTAACAGAAAGTCCCCGTCCTGGTGTAAGAACTGTTGGTGATGATGTATCGGCCCTTTACAAAACATTAAGAGATGAAAAAATAAAATTAGAAACTAAAGAGTTTAATGAAAGTAAAGACTATTTACTTAAACAAAAAGAGGAAAGACAAAAGAAAGCATCCGATAACTCAAGGAAATTTATATCTCTAATAAGTGGTGCTGAAAATCTTCATGCACTTAAAATAATTAGAACACAATGGGATGGGACTCGGAATCTTTACGAAGATAATACTACTAATGACACACAGTTTGGATGGGGTAAACTAGATAAACTTTTTGCAGAAAAAGAAAAAGCATTTGTTGGTAATGAATTTAGTACTACATTAAAAGGTACTGAAGATGCTCCAAAATTCCAACAACTATTATCTGAATTAGGTGAGTACCAGACTGACCAGAAGAAATTTGAAAGTCTTAACACTGATAAACTTACTGAACTTCAAAACGGATTTGTTCCTTATTATAAATATACTGAAGTAGAAAAAGCTCAAAAGATACTATCAAAATTAAGAGAACAGGTAGAAGAACGAGAGAAAAATTTAGAAGATGAAGAGAAAAGAAAAGAACAAGAACAGTATGATGATGAAGTTTTAGAAACTGTTGAAGAACTTACAGATCAAGTCCGTGCTCTTGAACAAAACGCTAACAGAACTCCTAAAGATAGTGCTCAGTTACAGAAAAGAATTCTAGAAGAACTGGCAAAGTACTCTCCAACTGATGAGACAAAAACACTTAAAGATAGACTCAGTAAACTTATCACACTAGATAACAAAGCAGACAAAACAGAAATATACGAACAAAGCGGTCTGGATGCTATTACAGGTGCTAAAAATGTTCTCAGTGCTGTTCAGCAAGGTGATAAGAATGTCACATTAGAAATTGTAGACAAAGCTATTACAGCACTAAACAATAATAACACTATACTGTATAAAGATAGAAAAACTGCAATCAGTACTTTGTTTGATGCTAGAGCAGCACTACAAGAGAAAAGTGGTGATAAGGAACTAATAAATTTAAGAAAAGAACTGTCTGGAATTACAGAGGATGCAGATAAACTACAGAAGTTTATTAACAGTGATAAGTATGTCAACCATCCAGATGTAGGTAAGGAAGCACAGGCTCATCTTAACAACCTAAATAACCGAGCAGCAAATCAAAAGTTCTACTGGGAGACATATAACAAAAGAGTTAAAGACAGTGATGCTAGACTCAAAGAACGGATTGCAAGAGAAGATATACGAAGAGAAGAAGAACGTGCGTTTAGAAAGGGATTAAAAGAAGAAGAACGTGCGTATCAAAAAAAGTTAAAAAAAGAGAACCGTGAGTACAATGAAGCTGAGAAAAGAAAGTTCTGGGCAGAGAAGCAAAAGGACATTAGAGCACACCAGCTTGAAATGTACGAAAAACGAAAGAAAGATGCTGCCGAACTGAGAAAAAAATATAAACTTGAAGAACAAGAAGAGACATCTGAAAAGTTAAAAAAAGCAAGATTAGCAGGTGACAAAGCTAATGACTTAATGACTCGTTTTATTGAGGCTGGAACTGATGAAGCAAAAAAAGCAAAAATAGTAAAAGAGTTTTCATCTGATGCAGTTCAAAGAATCTTCAGTCAGTCTCCTAACAATGCTGCTTACGATGCAGTTAACAATTTCCTACTAGATCAAAAGGCAGAGAAAACAAAGAATGACCGTTCTATTGCTAACCGTAAAATCTCAGATCAGTCTAAGGAAAGAAGGAATACTGATGCAGGAGCACTAGCAGGAAAGATTGATGTAATACTGGAAAGTGAGAATCCTGATTTTGATGAAGCAAGAAGACTTCTAATGGGTCGAACTGTCATCCAAGAATACTACAGTGATGATGGAAGAATAGAACCTATAAGTGTAGACACACTTCCACTAAGCAAACGAATTGAGTACTCATCTAAGATACGTGCCAGAAGATTACAGAAGTTAGATAAAGATAACGGTATAGAAGAATCTACTACAAACATAAACTCACACATTAAACTTGAAAACAAACTTCGTGACTTTCCTTTTGAGTTGGCAGAAAACGATACAACTGGTAAATCACTAGAAGAAAAACAAGCAGGGTTTATTGCACAGTTTTGGACTGAACTTACCAATGCTTATGCTTCACGTGATATTAGTCAAACTACATTTAACCAGTTAGACAACGATCTTAAAAAGATACAAAAAGATGCTGGTGAACGTGAATGGTTCATGGCTAAGACAGCACCATTTAGTCCTATCAAAACATGGGAAAGAAGTCTTACAGATAAAGTAGCTAATCCAGGTGGTTTCTTTTTGGAGTTTAGAGGTGCAGGTAATTTCTTTCAAGCTGAAGAAAATAGAAAACAATTAGTAGCAGATATGCGTTCTGATTACCAGACCATTGTTAACGATTATTTCAGAAGAAATCCTGAGTGGATAAAAGACATTGATGCACAACAGTTAAAGTGTAAAGAGATCCACGATTTTATACTAGATAAGTACCAGCCAAGAATACAAAAAGTTAATGATATATTAAATATAAATCAAGATCCCACTAATGCAAATTTAGAAGTTGAAGATGCATCTAAAGAGGCACGGCAAGCAGCAGCACTCAAGAAATTATTAGAAGAATAAACATGGCAGAACCAGGATCACCAGAAGCTAAAGCAAAGTTGAGAGGAGAACTAGGTGCTCCCCCAGTTGTTGTACCTAAAATACCTGATCTAGCTGATAAAATACAAACCACACTAGATTCATATAAAAATAAAACTGGTATATTCCAAGAGGGAGGTGATTTTTATGATGTTTCTGCTTTTGAATTTGCTCAAAAATTAAGAGCAATTGCTTCTCAAGGCAAACCTTCTAAACGTAAAATTGCACTTATTGAAGCCTTTGAACAAGTAGCAAGAGATGAGGAAACTCCAGGTATATTTGAGCAGATAGCTACACATACTGTAGACCAGTTCTTCTATGGTCCTACTGCTGCGATGAATGAGACTATTCAAGGTGGTCTTGATGTCGTAGAAAGTGCTGCAAAAGGTTATATTAAAATGCAAGGGAACATGTTTCCCTATAACCTTTTAAAGAAGGCAGGAATTGATGTAAGTAGTGATGGTGTAAGGTATTTAGAAATGCCTAAAGTAAGGCAACCTACTACCACTGGTGGAGAGATAACAAAAGGTCTTACACAGGCAGGACTAAGCTATGCTGTAGGTGATAAAATTGTCAAACCAGTAAAGTTACTTAATAAGTTACTGCCTAAGTTAAAAACCACTATTAATACACCTGCAATGAAAGGTGTTATTAATACAGCAGTAGGTGAAGCAGCTACACTTCAAGGTAAAGATAGATTTGCTAGGTTTCTTAACGAAACTTTTGGTGTAGATGGTAATCAAGTTGTCATGTATCTTGCTGACTCAAAAGATGAAGGTGAGTTTGAAAGTAGGTTGAAGTCAGGACTTGATGGTGTGCTTTCAGCAGTGGGACTAGGAGCACTTATTCCAGTGCTAGTTCCAATTGGAAAAGCGTTTTACAAAGCAGGATACTTCTTCTCAAAAGTAAAAGATCCTAAAGGTGCAGAACAAGAGATTGACAACGCAATGTCATTTCTTGAAAAGGTAGAAAAACTGTACCCACAAAGGATAGTTAAAACAAAGCAAAGTGATGATCCTCTTGTTGCAATTAAAAAGACCAAAGAAGAAACAGTAGAAGAAGCAACAGAAGATACACCTAGTCCTACTGAAACTGTTCTTGATCAAGAAGAGGTAGCAGAAGTTACAACACCAGATGAAGTAGCAGTAGCACAAGGTAAAAAAGGTGAGCCACTTAGAAGACCTGCTCCCCTTCAACCTGATCAGATCAACATAGAAGACTTAGACATTTATAAGAACGAACAGAACATACCATTAGATCGTACCCTTGCAGACTTTAACATAGATCGTCTTGATGCAGAGCAAAGTGTTCTTGAGATTGTTCAAAAAGGTGCTGAAGCAATAAAAGAAAAGTTACCTACAAGTAAGTCCTATGGTCCTAGTGGTAAAACAAGAAAAATAGAAGAAACTGATGAATGGGGCAGGAAGACTGAACGCTATGTAACAGAAGGCGATAACGTCATTCCTTTTGAGGAAGTACGTGAAGCTGCTGATGGTGCTAGAGCACAGATGAAGCGTATGGGTGTTTCAATGGAACGCTTTATTGCAGGAACAAAAGCTACTACAGAAGAACTTCCTCACATAGTTTTAATGACACGTGATTATGTCATTGACATGGCTACTAAGGTTCGTAACGAAGCACGTGCTATTGATGAGTTATCAAAAACTGGTGGAGAAATATCTAACGAGCGTTTAGTTCGTTACCACAGAAGCATGGTTCGCTTCATGAACACGCTTGCTGAAGTAAAGGGTATTAAACGTGATATAGCCAGAACTATGTCAGCTATGAACATTGATGCTGTTTCAGGAACTGAAAAAGACAAGTTACTGAATGCTATCCTTGCTGATGCAGGACACACAGACATTATGACACAGGTGTTCGAGACAGGACAATCAGCAGAGCAAAGAGGAAGAGGTAATCTTCTCAAGTTAGCTAGTCACATGGCTAATATGGAATACGCTGAAGAAGTTATGAGTGTCGGTAATAAAGACACTATGACAAGAGTGTTTGATGCAATTAATTACCTTGGTGTGAATAACTTCCTTGCTAACTTTTCAACGCAGACTGTGAATCTCATGGGTTCGCTGGCAATGACTAACTTACTTACTGCTGAAAAGTTTATATCGGCTGGTGCAAACAAGTTTATAGATCCTGCATTAAAAAAAGCAGGTCTAGTAACTGGAGATGGTGGAGTAACTTTTAATGAAGCTACAGCACACACCTTCGGAGTGACTCAAGCACTGACAGAAATGTTTTTGCTTGATAAAGCTATGTTTGATAGATCAGCACTTGGACAAGCTAAGAAAGGATTTGTAGATCTTGACTCAGGGTTTAGTTCACACGATCTAAGTGCTAAGAACACAGCAGATCCTGAGAGATTTATGGAGTACCCTGACCTAGACATACAAGGGTTAGCAGTACCAGAGGCATTTAGCTCCAAATCAATAGGTCAGATATTTGGTGTTAAAGATGGGAACATGCCTGACTTTTTAAAGGAAGTTATCAATGGTGCAGGTGTAATGCTTGGTGTTCCTGGTCGTGCTTTGATGGCAGGTGATAGGTTTTTTCGAGCCATGAACTACAGGAGTGCTATTCATGCACTGGCAATGCGTAAAGCTACAGGTGAAGGTCTTACTGGTAAAGCACTGCAAGACCGTTACATGGACCTTCTTATTAATCTCCCAAAAGAGATAGATGATACTGCCCAAATGTATGCACAAGTAGCATTATTCCAGGAGGAGATCGGTAGGGATGGACTTGAGAAGTACATAAGATCAATAGAAAAAGCACGTAATGCTCCTTTACCCAAAACAGAACGAGAGTGGTTAGTAAGTTTTGCACAGAATGCTACTGCATCTTTTATAAACTCTAAAATTCCATTCTTTAGGACTCCATACAACATTTTTAAGCAGACTTTAGTTCAAAGAAATCCGTTACTTATAGCAGCAAGATTAGGAATAGATAAAAAGTATAAAGAACAATTCACAACAGATGCTGCATTTAGACAGGATGTAATTGCAAAGTTTACCACAGGATCAATTTTAAATTTATTAGGTTACTCTCTTGGTACTGGAGTAAAAGTAGGTAACTACTCTGTTAAAGCAGAAGGTGCATCTGCTCCTGCTCCACTTGAACGTGACATTGCTCAAGATCAAAGAAGAATGCAACCAGAAATATTCATTAGAAATATGAGCAATGCAGAAGCATTTACCATTCCTATAGGTCGTGCAGATCCTATTGCTACCTTTATACAAACAGGGTCAATACTAGGTAACTATGATGCATACAAACGTGCTCATGTAGATCCTTACAGGGAAGCTAAACCTAATCCTTTCAATGATAAGGCTGATGAAAAACTTAATCAGTTAAAAGATAGAATATATTGGCAGTTAGGTAACTTGTTTCTTGATAAAGCAATGTTACGTGGTGTTAAAGATGTAATCATGAAAACTGTACCAGGAGCCTCACCAGCAGGTACTGATTACCCTGGTTTAGTTAGAGATTATGTAACTGATTATGCAGGTGGACCGCCTTTAGGTAATTTTGCTAGAGGTACAGTTAGAGCCACAACTAATCAGCCTACAATGTCTGAGGCTAAAATAAAGGAAGTCTTAGTTCCTAAAAAGAAAGGTGACAGTAACATAACAGATTCAGGCATACCATTTCAAAATCTCAGTGAGCAAAAAGTAAAAGAACTTGGACAATTACAACGTCTTGTTAATCAATGGGCCGAAGAGTGGAGAAAAGTAAACATCATAAGTGCAGAAGAATTTAAAGGTGATGCAAAAGGTATTAGAGAAGGTACTGTTAAAATAAAAGCAGGTGCAGTTCCTATGCTCGATCTTGAGGGTAATCCTATGGGATTTACTGAGAAAGAAGTATCCTTGTACGAAAGATGGTTAGAGCAGAATCTGATACCATTTAGTATGAAGAAAGTTAATGAAACTAATACTTCAGTACTTATACAAGGTTTAGACATTCCTACTACCCATCCTAAAAGATGGACACACATAGTAGTAAATGGAAGAAAAATGCCACTTACTACAGAGCAACAAATGACTTGGGCTGCTATGTATGGTTGGCTTAATAAGAAATCAATGTCCAGATATAGTAAAGTAGTAAAAAAATTAAAACTTGAGGGAAGTCAGTCATTAACTAACCGACAAAGACTTGCTCTTGAAGCATCAGTATCACAATTACTAAAGGCTAATAAAGAAGCATCTAAAATGATGATGATGTCTAAATATAGCAACATGGAAGAAAAGACAGGATTGTTACCCCAATTCAACGAACTTAACATAAAAGGTAGATAAACATGCCAGTATCTCTAGTCCAACGTGGACCGTTCAGTTATGACGAACTGACTGTTGCTGCTGACCAAGCAGGAGCAAGTCCATCAGCACCCAGAGACTTTACACTAACGAATGCTATCTTTGATTCGACTATTGGTGAAGTGCTCGAAGTATTTGTCAACGGTGTAAAGTTAGTCGGAAGTGGTCTTAACGCTACTGGCGATGAGTTTACTGTTGACGGTAATATATCTAAAATAACAATAGTAGATGATAGTGCTTTATCTACTGCTTCTGATAGTGCTGTTACTACACTTGCAGAAAATGACACAGTACTCATCCGTAGAGTCTCTAATCGTACTGCCAAGAAAGTAGATTTTGCACCTGGATCTGTAATCCGAGAAGCAGACCTTGATAATGCCAATACACAGGTGTTTCACGTAGCTCAAGAAGCTATTGATACTGCATTACAAGCTATGGTCAGCGACACAGACAACAGGTGGAACGGTCAAGTCGGTAATGTAAATAGAAATATTAAAAATGTAGCTACCCCTGGATCTTCTGACCCTGATCATTATGTTGCTACAAAAGGTTATGCAGATTCTACACTTAATACTACAGCAACCTATCGTGATGCAGCTTTAGATCATCGTGATACAGCAGAAGATTATGCTCTTAGAACAGGTGCTGTTGTAAGACATTTTAGTGGTGCAAGTAACAATACCTCAGACACCTCTCCTTCAGATCAAGCTGGAGTATTTTCAGCAAAAGAACACGCAGTAGGTACTACTGTAACTACAGGATCTTCAAAGGCATGGGCAACTGACCCTGGATCTGCACAAGTAGCTTCTACTGATTATTCGGCAAAAGCGTGGGCAAGTGATGACGGTAATAACATTGGTAGTTCTAAAGATTGGGCTACTAAAGCAGGAGATGCTACTGTCGCAAACTCAGATTACTCTTCTAAAGCCTATGCACAAGATGATGCAAATGACATTGGGAGTGCAAAAGATTGGGCAAGTAAGGCAACTACAGTAGTAAATTCAACCGCTTTCTACAGTGCAAAGGAATATGCTTCTGGTGATGCTACTGCATCTGGAGGATCAGCAAAGGCATGGGCAACAGATACATCAAGCCCTGATGGAACTTCAACAAAATCAGCAAAAACCTGGGCAGGGGAAGCAGCAACTTCAGCTTCCACCTCAGAATCTTCAGCAATCGTGATGGGAATAGCTTTAGGATAATACATGGCAAATACATTTAATAACTCAGTAAATAAAGCAATAAGTACAACTGGTACACAAATATACTCAGGATCTAATCTTGATGCCACAGGAGATGTGGGAATAGTAATTGGTATGTTAGTGTCTAATACTGGAACAAGTGACACACAAATATCTGCTTATCATGTAGGTTCTGCTAATGCAATTTCTTCAGTGACAGATTCCAGTGGTCTTTTAGTTACTACAAGTTCACCACACGGAATGGTTGAAGGAGATTCTATAGTATTCACTACTACTGGATCATTCCCAACTAACATTACTGCTGAAACTATTTTTTACGTGAAGTATGTAAATACAACTACATTTAATATAGCAACTGCTTCTGGAGGAACCGCAGTAGCCTTTAGTGCTGCTGGAAGTAACACTTCATTTCATTCTGCTATGCCCTTAATTAACCAAGTAAAAATACCTACGAATACTTCACTTGAGTTATGCAGAGGTAATAAGTTTGTTGTAAAGAAAGATGAGTCTTTACATGCTCTTAGGACAGGTGGAACAGCTTCTACAGCAATGATTTCAATCTTGGAGATTACTTCATAATGAGTATGGATACTTACGGCATTATTGGGTTTGCTCCCGATAATGTAGGAATAGATCGAAGGATATACACAGGGTCTGCTATTAATGGACAGACAGATCCTATTTTAGCTGTAAGTTACAATGGTGGACGAGTAGATGTCTATTTAAATGGTATTAAACTCGTAGGTGACCATAGTGAAATGCCTAGTGGTACTCGTGACTACACATTTACACAAACAGGTCAAGGATCTAGCATACAGTTAAGAACTAATGTTGCCTTGGTAAGTGCTGATGTAGTTGAATGTGTTGGTCATGTAGGTCTTGGTAGTAATGTAGTTACAAGCTACAACCCTACTCCTGCCAATACAGATGGTGGATTTAATGTATTTGCAAGTATTAACCATACTACATCTGATCTAGTTAATGTCTTTTTAAATGGTGTGTTGCTAGATGACTCTGATTACACGTTAGATGCAGGAAATAACAAAGTAACAATTCTTGGAGCTACTTTAACAGCAAGTGATGTTGTTGTAATACAAGTCATAGGTGCATTAGACAACAGTAACTTTGTTTCTGCGAGTGGTGGGACGTTTACTGGGAATGTTGTTTTTAGTGGGAACACTACTGGTGTAGATGTAAACGGGACAGAGTTAGTTCTTGATGCAGATGGTGACACAAGTATTACTGCTGATACTGATGATAGAATAGATTTTAAAACTGCTGGAACAGACAGAGTACATATTGATTCCTCTGGAAAAATTTTAACAGGCATCACAAGTGCTGATACTATCAGAGCAGGCGTTCCACAGGTACAAGTTGAAGGTGTAGGTTACGCCGATTCCTCAATTTCTGCGTTTTCTAATTCTAATGATGGTAATGGTGCTTATTTGTTTTTAGGTAAAAGCCGTGGAACCTCGGTTGGTTCAGATACCATAATAAATGACGGTGATTTTGTTGGTGGAGTAGAATTTATTGCAGCAGACGGAACAGACAGAGCTAGTACAACTGGAGGCGTTTATGGTGTTATAGATGGAACGCCTGGTGCTAATGACACTCCTGGTTCGTTACGATTTTACACAACAGCAGATGGATCAAATGCAGCCACAGAGAGAATGCGGATTCGTGCTGGTGGTGATGTAGAAGTTAAAACAGGCAACCTAGTTATCGGCACGGCAGGGAAGGGGATAGATTTTGCTGTTAATTCTACTGAAAACGTATCGAGTGCGTCAAATGTTGGTAAAGTATTGATGGATTTTGAAGAAGGGGAATTCAGTCCTGCTATAACAGGTGAATCTGGTTCATCAAGTGGTCTTAGTGCTACAAGAAAGGGGTATTATACAAGAATCGGAGATATTGTTCACGTTACTATTTTTATACAAAATTCAAGTTGGACAAGTGGCCCAAGTGGTACTGCATATATAGGACTTCCGTTTACTGTAAAAGCAAATTTTTCTTCGGCTGGGACACTTGGATATGTTAATAATTTCACTAAAACACCGCAAAGAATAAACGCATTCCAAAATACTGCCAAACTATATTTGTTTAAATATAACACTTCAAGTGTAGCAGACAATTCAGGATTTACTAATTTAGATGGTAGTGAAGTTAATTCTAATAGTGAAATATATGCACAAGTAACCTATAGAGTGGCTTAAAAATGGCAATTACAAAACAAACAATTACAGCAAGTATTGATACAGTAAAAGCAGGAAATCATTACTGTATAAACGTAAGAGAAGTTGTTCAGATTATTGAAGATAATGAAATTATTTCTGAAAAAAACTTTAGGTATGTTTTAGAACCAAATGCAGATGTTTCCACAATATCTGATCCAGTAGTCCTAGCCCAATTTAATGCGGTAATGACTGACACAGTAAAAGCAAACTACCAAACTTTTTTAGCATCTCAGACGGAGGAATCCAGTGAGTAGGGCTAGAGACATGGCGAACCTTGGCGTACAAGCTGGGTCAGGGTTTGATGCTAGTGATATAACTACTGGTACTTTAGGTAACACAGTTCAGGATAATATTACTAGGTTGGGTACTGTTACTACTGGTACTTTAAAAAACACTATTCATAGTGACGCAACCTTTCCCTCTAAAATGGTTGTAAAAACAGAAAATGTTACATCTACCACCCAAAGTGCAGTTATAAACAATGGGGTATTAGATCTTTTAGTCTGTACTTTTGAACGAGTATCCGCATCTAGCCATTTTGTTTTGTTTGGTCATGTTTATCTAGGGGCATATAACAATAGTAATGACCAAGACTCAAATGACCCTAGAATTTTATTAAGAGAAAACAATGCTGGTGCAGGAGAATCAACAATTAATGTTAATAATAATATAACTACTAATGGTTTTTACAGAGTCGATGTTCCAATGTGGAAAACAAGCGTAGACTATAATGGAATGTATGATCTCCATAATTATCCATTTGCGATAAAACGGTCATTATCAGGAAGTGTTGGTGATTCAATAGATTTTAAAATACGAATCCAAGCAGGACAAGGACACAATGCTGGATATGGAGCTTATACTAACAGATCTTATGAAAGTGGCACAGGAGGAGGTGGTTCATCATTAACAGTTATGGAAATTATAAATTAGTATGGAAAGTTTAAAATATATTGCTATATCCAACAAGTATCCAGAAGTAGGGGTAATTGATCAAAATGGTAATGCTTTTCACAAAGAAACTAACGAAAAAATTGAGCTAGATAAAAGTATAGTTGACCAAGAATATGAAAAATTAAAACTAGAAAAGCAAGCAACTCAATATCAACGTGACAGACTAAAAGAATACCCAAGTATCCAAGAGTGCATTCATGCAATCCTAGACAATGATTTGGATGCGTTACAAGTAAAGCGTAAATTAATAAAAGAAAAATACCCGAAATCTGAGTAACTATGGCAACAACTAAAGCGACCACACTAGCACATACTATTGCTAGTACAACGTCTAGTACCGCAGACTTAGATTACGCTAAGACACTTAATGATACTGGTGTTACATCTACAGAATTTGACAAACTAGATGGACTTACTGCTACGACTACAGAATTAAACCTAGTAGATGGTAGTGTTTCTGGGCCGTTAAGTCATAGAAATATGATTATTAATGGGGCGATGCAAGTACATCAAAGATTAGCTGTTAATACTGAAGTAACTGCCACAAGTAGTGGAACTTTTTCGGCAGACAGATTTAGATTTTGGTCAAATGTTGGTAGTTCTTTGCCTGAATCTCAGGTGAGAAATGATGATGCACCAGCAGGATTTAACTATAGTTGGAAAAGAACAACTAACTCAGCTTCATCAATTGCTTCTAGCTCCTATGATGCTGTATTAACTAAAATTGAAGGTTATGATATTGCTAATTTAAATTTTGGAACATCAAATGCTAAAACTGTAACTTTTAGTTTTTATGTAAAATCTTCAATTGCAGGGACGTTTTCACTTATGTTTGCTAATGCAGGTATTGATAGGGTTCTTCTTAAAGAATATACAGTAAATAGTGCAAATACTTGGGAAAGAAAGACAATCACATTTACTGGTGCAACAGACGGAACTTGGAACATTGGAAATGGCATAGGATTATTCATTCTTTTTGGTTTAGGATATGGTAGTAATTACACATCTTCTACAACTAATAGTTGGTTATCATCAGGTAAATATCAAACAACAAGTTCAACTACGGCAATAGCTACAACTAACGGAGCAACATTTCAACTAACAGGCCTCCAACTAGAACTTGGCAGTGTAGCAACTCCGTTTGAGCATAGAAGTTATGGAGATGAGTTACTAAAGTG